GTAATCATCTGGTAACAAATTATATAAACGTGTAATTCTTTTTATCCTATCTCTTTGTCTAGAAGAGCGTTCCCTCTTTAAGAAAGATGCTTTTTGTATTTCTCTGTAAGCAACTTTTTGCTCGGCAGTCATACTATGATATTTTTCTTTTTGTCTATTTAAATAATATTCTCTATTTTTTAAATAATAATTTCGCTTATACTCTTTTCTGTCAAGAGTCTTAGCCAATTAGTAACTCCTTAAATCAGTCTGGAAATAAATGCTGCCCTCTTCACTACCGAAGCCAAGAGCCTCCATTCGCAATTCTTTAGCCCTTGCTCGTAGGTCTTGTCTATCTTGAATTGCCAAACCATGCTCAGGAGCAATTCGATCTGCTAGTCCAAACTTGATACAATCAAAATATTCTTGTGGAAAGTCTGGTTCATCCGCCGTTGCGTCAAAGTCCTCAAAAGGACGTTGATAGATTATTGACAGCGTATAAGCAGCAGCGACAGTTGCATCTGGTACAGGATAGACGTGCAGAATCCCTGTAGTTAACAGAGGTTCGTAGAAGATTTGTACAGGATTTCCTGTGGTACTCTTCTTTCCTAGCAATTCATATTCCTGCCTAGTAATAATTGTAAGAGGGGTGTCTGTACCAGAGGAAGTATGACGAAGATAGGCTTGTACAATCTTTAGAGGTTTAGGAGTATTAACTGTAGCACTCAAACCAATTGTGTAATCTGCCGTGGCTGTTAGGGTTATTGAATATTTCTTCATTGCCCATAGAGGCATACCATCAGCTTGCATAGCCTTAACAAACATATTAAGAGCTTCTGCTGTCTCTGTATAAAGAGTTGAAGAGGGTGTCTCTCCTTGAGCAATGGCACCGACAATGCGAAGTGCTCCTGCAATTAAGGAATCTCTATTTGTACTGAAGTTTGTCGAGCCGGAAGTAGCCATTAGGCGATCCTCTTATATTCTAACATAGATCCAGTAAGAATCTTTGTATCTTCGATAGTAGCAGAGCGTTGTGCCCACCTGAGAGTACACGAAGCATTGCCAGAAAGTGTAAAAGTAATAAAAATAGTTATTATTTGTATAATACCTGCGGTCAATATTGACAAATCTGTCGCAGGATTTGTATTACCCACAATTCCAAGGATATTCCCTCCATCCTCAGTATAATATCCAGCAGATTTAAATGAACTGGTATTTCCAGACAAAGAATTAAAATCACAAATAAAATCTGGGCTATTTGATGGACTTGTATAAAACAATGTGTATCTAGCTGTGTATTTCTCTCCAGTTAATCCAGAAAATGTTAGATGATCATCATCCTGTAGAGTAATAGAGTTATTAACAGTTTCATCTGCTGTCTTAAAAACGAGCCCCCAAGAAGAAGCAACACTATCAAGATTATAACTTGATGAATCAGTACCAGTAAGTACAATTGTGTTGCTTACTGTAAGGGTTTTACCTTCAGCAATAGTTAGTGTAGATCCAGTAGCAGGTGCAGTAATTGCCACCTTATTAACACTGGTTGCAGAAGCTACACCTAAAGTCGGTGTCACAAGCGCCGGAGATGTTGCAAAAACCAAAGCGCCAGAACCAGTTTCTCCTGTCACAGCAGTTGCAAGATTAGCACTTGACGGCGTGGCTAAGAAATCAGCAACCCCGGTGCCCAAGCCACTTACCCCGGTAGAAACGGGCAATCCTGTGCAGTTTGTTAGAGTTCCTGATGCCGGAGTCCCTAGTGTTGGTGTTACCAATGTAGGTGAAGTAGCAAAAACTAAAGAACCACTTCCAGTTTCATCTGTAACTGCTGTTTTAAGATTGGCAGAAGATGGGGTGGCAATAAATGCAGTGACACCAGCAGCAGGGGTAACACCTGCCCAAGTAGTTAGATCGGCATCATATGCTTGTACTGTTACACCAATAGCTGACGTTTCAATTTTATCATTATTTAAATTAGTAAAATTGGCGTCAGCTTCTGTATGTGTTAGCGGAACAGATTTTGATGCTCTAGTGACTATAGTTGCCATATTTATTAATCCCCTACTCCAAAGTAATTGTCATCTACATAATCACTAAGAACATAATCTGACACATATTCTACTGTAACAAAAGTATCTGTTGGCTCTGGACGTGAGAATGGAACAGAGATGTCTTCCACTCTATGTCTAATTAGGTCCTGAGGATGTCTAAATTCATAGTCATCCGGGCAAACGATTAAGCCGTCCCACCTCTTCCGTGATTCTGAGGCATATATTTGTTTTGCACAAACATCGCAAATTACAACCCAATCACCTGCCTTCCATTGCCATTTCCTAGACATTACCTATCCCCATCCCTATGTTGCATGTAAGTACAACCAGCTTCAATTTTAGTAACTCTACGATCTAGATTAGTAATACCTCCACGGAGGTCTTCTTCCAAACTTCTTACAGAATTCTTAACATCCTTAATCTCTGTCTTGATTCCATTAAGAACATAGGCAATTAGGAAACCAATGATTGTTGTAAGATAGGGGAGTAAATCGGCTGCAATTAGTTCCATGAGATTCTCCAATTAATTATGCCATCTACCATAACGGCAGTGCTTTTCTTCATGTTCTACAATGTCACTTGAGCCATTTGTATAAGTTATAATAGTACAACTATCAGTTGGATAAGTAGGGAACCTAGCACAACCAAGACGAACTTTATTCTCCCCAGGATCTCCGCAAAGATAGGTCATTTCTTTTCGAGTCTCTACTTTAATATGAACGATCTTTACATTAGGCCAATCGTGTTCGGGTACAAAAGGTGTATCGAAGGTTGCGCAGCCGCCAAGGAACAGAGACAGCGCGACACCGGAGATTACGAAGACAACGAAAAGAGCGTGTTTCATCATGGTGCCACCACCTGAAGTTGCGAATCCGTCAGTGCGGCTGTTGCGAGGTGTTTTTCATCGAACGCCGCCCCGGCCTGCTGTAGCGAATTACCATCTGCGCCCCATTGCCAGCGGGTGGAGAGCTTGACAGCAGGCCACACAGCCGCATTGCCGTTCATGGTATAGACCTCTCCAGTAGCAGAGGAAGTCCATGTCGTACCGTGGGTGTAGTCGGCGGGGTTGAAGTCAACAGCAAGCGTACCATCTATGCCGTTGTATATTTTGACGCGGTAGATATTTCCTGTGAGTTCGCCACTAGACTCGCTAAGCGCTCCGACAAGAACGCTAGAGGTGCTATCAAACAAAGCAATTGTTCCTGCTGTTGTTATGGTTGCGCCCAGTTGAGTCCATGAATCGCCATCATTTGATGTGTAATATTTACATACCCTATTACCAGCCCCATCGTCGCAATCTAACGTCATTCTTACCCAATACGGTGTGCCGTCCGTGAATCCAGTGGCTACAGTAGACACCCCAAGTAGCGTGTCTGCTATGCCATTTGAAGAACCATATGCTTCTAGTTTTCCACTAGGCACGACGCGAATCATATAAGATCGCTGATTAGTCGCTTCTATGTATTTTGACACTAATTGTTGACCGGCAACAGGCGTCCAGTCCGTCAGCGCCGCCTTCACCCGAATATCAATATCCCCTGTGATACTCGACGCCGCACTATCCGGCGTCGAGAAGTACGTTCCAGCAACGCCTGTCAGCTTTCCGTACTGCACGCCTTCTACACCTGTCGTGTTAGCCGTACCCAAGACACCATCCACAGCGATCTGAGAGCCGCTTGCGCCCCATCGCAGGGCTATGTCGTAGGTTGTTCCACTGGTGAAAGAAGCCGTCAGAGTCGCGTCGTAATTCACCCCGGCGATACGCTTGCGAAATATGTAGTTCGTTGCGTCGTGCAGAACGGCGGTGTAGTTGCTCGCATCCACATAAGACCCCGCCAGAGCAACAGTCCCGCTCGGTGCATGCGATGGCGTCCAACTGAAAACGGCGGTTCCTGCCGCGGCTGTCAGGTTGCCGGATACTTGATCGTCTAGGATGTCTTTGTTGCGGGTGACGGCGGCGGTTGTGGTGGGAATGTATGTGGTAGCGTAGGAGCCGAGTTCGACTTGAGCGCCGTAGAAGACATTCGAGCCTTCAACCGCCACATCGACAATACCAGTTGCCTGCGTTGCGTTGGTTGTACCCGCGCAGAAGATCGAGTGTGCATAAACAGCCGCTGTTCCGGTGTAGGTTAGTTCAACCAACCAGAAATTTGTATTGTATGACGTGCAGCGGGCGGAAGCGGAAGCAAGCATCGTCCGGCCTGTGTAGGCCGTCCAGACAGTTGCCACGCCATTGTTCGTATCCACCGTACAGTTCGCCGTTACAGTGCCGGTCAGGGCTTCCAGGATCGGAAATGCCGCAGCCCCGGAAGTCTTCTTGATGAAGATTGAGAACGTATAGGCTGCCGCTGTTAGGGTGATGTTCTGCGTAACGCCGAGGGCTGCAACAGCACTGGCGTCTGAAATCGTCCAAGCACTTGTTGCGTTGTCAGGGCCGGTGACGTTTTGAGCAATACCTGGCGCACCAAGCGCCGTCCATGTGGTTGTGAATGCGTTGGATTGCAAGCACAGATTCGTCGCCGCTGCCTCTACGACCGCGCCATCAAGCGTTGCAGCGGGGATGGCAACACCATCAGCATCAACCGTACTCCACACGCCTTCGGATACCCTTCGTGCGCCTTGGAAGCGCAGTTCTCCGCTGGCTACCGTCAGCAGCGTTTGACCGTCAGCGAGTACCGCAGCAGGCGCATAGCCCATGACAGTCGCTGTCGTAGCTCGGGTAATCGTCGGCATGCCGGAGCCTCGGGTTTGAGTGATTGAACTGGTGCGGGGGGCGTAGAAGGGTGTGCCACTCAGAAGTTGTTGACGAACATCCCCACCATTGTTATTGGCTAACAATAAGGCAAGGATCTTTCGTTTAAATTTCTTAGGCATTATTATTAGAATGAAACTTCAATAGTAATATCGTAGGTAGAACCAGAAGCTCCTCCAACTGAAGTGAGAAGAATATCTCCATCAGCGGCATCTGCATTAGTGGTATTAGTGTCACGAAGTCCACCAAAGGATTCATAGTTTTCATAACCATTGCCAGACATAATCTGGGCAGTTACGTCGGCGGCATTGTGGTGCCAATATAGTTTGATATAGGAGTATCCTTGAATGTTCCAACGAACAGATAGGATAGCAATAGTACTGGGGACTGCTCCGTTGGAGTCAGTATAGGCAGAACGATCTACCTTAATTACACCAGATTCAAGAGTACCATCAGAAACACCAGTAAGATGTACAAACTTACGACGTGTGCCATTAAAGGCGGTTTGGTTCGTTACGGTATCGGCCATTGCCAATCCTCCTTAAAAGCAGGGAGGAAATCCCTCCCTGCGTGTTACATATTAAACTGCAGCTGGGTTAATAAGAGCAGACTTATCGGCTGCGCCAGTAACCATTGAGTAGTTATTGAAGAATGAGAACTTAGTGCCAGTAGGAATAATCAGACCGGCTGTGGCATCAAGATGATGCACATAGTTATTTGCAATGAATCCAGAACACGCTGTAGAACTGGAACTAATCAGATGTCCAGTAGACGAGGTGGCAGGGCGGAAGGTGTAATTACCATCAACCACTGCATTAGTGAGGTCAAGAGCACCAGCAGCAATGAGAGTAGCTGTATCAGCTAGATCTTTTGGATAAATTACAATATTCTTAGAAACATTCAGACGATCAATAATAGAAGCAGTTACAAGGAAGGTCTGGTTAGCCGGGACAGTAGTAAGAATAGCCGCATGAACCCTGTTATTAACAAGGGTGAGACCATCAGCAATATTAGCTGTAGTACCAACCTTAACGCAAGCAACAAAGTTCAGGATTACTGAATTATCGCGGAACTCACAACCATCTACAGTGAAGTCGTTGGCTACTTGAGCATTGACAATATTAAAACAAGTGGCAATGTTCAGGAAGTTTGCTTTAAACAGAATGTTCTTAACTGACACATTGTTTGCAGCAACAGTGATGGTTGCAGTGTTAGCTGTATCAAGAGTAATGGTAGGACGACTAGATCCAATACCAAGACCAATAACAGCAATGCCAGCTACATCAAGAGCAATGCCAGCAGCAGCACTTACATTCTCTGCATGACCCGGCTTAACCATGATGATGTCACCACGACCAGCGGTACAACGACCAACAGCATAGTCAATTGTAGCAAAAGGTTCATTAAAGGAACCCTTGTTACTATCACTGCCTGCCTTTTGATTAGGTAGTTGAACAGTACTATTAGAAACCCAAAATACTTTACCGGGGTGAGTTAGAGTGACTGGAACACCACGAATAGTGATGCCATCAGAAAAACCACCTTCATAATTTGCAATAGGCATAAAGACTCCTTAAAGGAAAAGGGGGGAAGCCCTATAAAACTTCCCCCACAGGTTATTTAAACACCCATCGACCCATACAGCCCTCGACTGTCGGACCAACCGAATGAATAACGAGCAGTGGCCTTGAACTTAGCATTCTCAGTATCAAAGTCATTATCCATCTCAAACTGATCACCGCGACGTTCAAACCACTTCATACCATCTGGAACATCGGTACGAATAAACCAAGCATCGGTGTCAGTCAGGAAATGATTGACAACAATGTTGGTGAACAGGCCAGAATCTTTCAGAGCATTGTTGTCGTTGTTTGGAGTATCAACACGACCATCACTCTTGAGGATACGATGTGCTTCAAAGCGAAGCTGACGTGGGATGATTAGACTCTTGGGTTTACAGGCAATAATCAGACCGCGATCATCAGTGAAACCTTCGATGTCAATGAAAGCTTGCTCAAGAGCCGCTTCACTAAGGTCAGCAGACTGAATGTTGCTGTAAGTACCGCCAGACACATTAACGTGTGAGGCAGACAACAGAACAACACCATCACCACCAGTGTAACCGGAAGTAGTTGCCCGATTATAGACGTTTGCAGCTACAATCTCCTTAGTTTGACGCATAGAACGGGCAAGAGCATTCGCCTTTTTCTTACCAACGATGTCGTATTGGTCATCTTCATACATCTCACGAGTAATGATGAAGCCCAGTGCATACACAACATGGTTGTAGCGAGTGGTGAAGCCCTGACGTTCACTATCATAAGTGATGGGAGCGCCCTCTGCCTTAATCGCAGCAAGACCTAGAGAACTGGTCCCTACGTCTTCTTCAAAAGCCTTGGACGAATTATTCTTGTCAAACAGTTTGTCAAACTCGGTGGCGTAGTCATTGTAAGACTTACCATACCAAGCATTAACGCCGGGCCAAAGTGCTTTTGCAAAACTTGAAGTAGTAATAACACCCATTTAATTTCTCCTTTATAAATTAGGTGGATTATAGACCAGTAGTTCCGACGGAACCATACTGATGCACGTTGAAGCCGACAAGCATCTTTGCAGATGCACCAACTTCATTACCAACCTTCTGTGAGAAACCAAGCAGGCGGAAGTTCAGGGTTGAGGTTGCAGCCTCAGTGCCCATGTCAATATATGCTGGATTAACCGAAGTGGTTGCACCACGAGTTCCATTAGCATGACTTGCGTTAAGGCCAATGTCAGCAACTGCCGGAGTACCATTACCTGCCTCTACCTCGCAAACCAGATCAGGAGAATCTGCTACGAGAACGTAGGCAGCACCTGACACAGCAATTTTTGGTAGAACAGCAGAACTATCCAGCACAGTAGAACCTGAAGTCATTTTACCAGCGGGTTCAAATTTGCTATGTAGTACGCCAACAACAATACCAACAGGAACATCAGTGGCACCTGCTAGGTCAACAGTAGCAATACCGTTGGCATCAGCAGAACCACCTAATTTTACAACATCGCCTACAAACATCTCATCAGCAGCGCTAGAGACATAGTAGACGTTGGTTTGCCCATTATAGGGAGAACCATTAGTGTGCTTTACGGGAGTAAAGCCGTTAATCTTAGAAGTGTTTGCCATTTAAGAATGACCTCCATCAAAAGTTGAAATTTAGTACACTCCCAACAATAAGAAAGGAGGCCAAGGTACAATTATTTCCCGACGGTAATCTTACCATAATCGGATTGGTCCTTAGCATCGCGGACAAGCCCTTTTTCAATGCTGTCTACGTGTGCGGCTTTTTTCGCAGCGTCTTCATCATACCATTCTTGCTTGATACGCATGACATAGCCTTGAACACCACCACCTACAGACACCTTAACAGGACTGCCTTCTTTAGTTGGGTTTGCAATGCGGCGATCACCAACTTGAACACTTTGATCTTCTACGATCTCGTAGCCAATAGATTTAAGTTGCTCAATTCGATCACCAACATCATTTACGACTCGATATACAAAACCCGGCTCTTTGCCAGAAATGTTAAGAACATTACGTGTTCCATTGATGGAAGCACGGCGGGTAGTACGCTTTTGAGTAAGTTGTTCTTTCACGGCTTATTCCCCCTTCACTTTTCGAAGATCCTTGATATATTCTTCCTTAGTCATAATACCAGAACGAATAAAGGTATTCATGACTTTACGTTCTTCTTCAGACAGCTCATATTCTTTTACATGAGTAGTTGGAGTTCCCTTACCTTCAACGGCATTAGGTTTTTCTCTATTTGGATTTGTAAATTTTTCTGGAAAGGCTTTCTTTACACGACCCTTGACATACACTAGTACATCAGCAGGGTCCATATCAGGATGAACACGGGCATGTGAAACACCAATTTCATCTGCAAAAGCCTTTAGTTCAGGATCATTTACATACCACTTGTTTTCATTTGCCCATGCTACAAACCTAGGGTCTGGAGCAGCGGCTGCTTGTTGTGCAATACGACGTTCGACTTGTTGCCTCTCACGCTCTGCTGCAAGACGCTCATCAGCTTCAATTACAGCATCTGCATCACCTGCCTCATAAGCTGCCTTTTTTTCATTACGCAGAGTTTGAAGAGCATGTTCATATTCAGATTGCTGTACACGTTGATGATGTTCTTGTAGAGCTTTAAGAGCTTTTCGAGTGTCTTTCAAATCTCGATTTAGATTGTCGATCTTACCAAACAGTTCTCCTCGACGGAGAAATTCATCAGCAGGAACCCATTTAGACTTATCACCTTCAAACTTGTCTTCTGGTTTCCAACCTTGTTCCAGAGCACTCTGTTCTTCTTCAGAATATTCTGGTGCTTGTGCAGATTGCTGTTCTCCTTCTGGTAGAACAACCTTTGTTTCGTCTACTGGCACAACGACTTCTTCAGTCATAATTACTCCTCAAGAACGCAAACAACATCTTCGTCGTTCACGCAAATATATTTAACATCTCCGTCCAACATAGCTTTTCCAGCATACTTAGCAAAGGACACACGTGCTCCGGGAATTACACCCTGCTCTTCTGCACTTGTTCCAAACTCTTTATAAGCTGTACTTCCAACGAGAACTACTGTACCTTTTTCTACAGCAGCCTCTTCTCTTTTATCATGCTGGATGATAATTCCACTAGCTGTTTTCTCTTCAAGCCTATCTGGTAGGATGAGGACTCTATGTAAAATAGGGGAGAATTTCATTCTTCATCCTCATCTACACGAATTAGGGGAATTTCTGAGTAAGCAGCAATGAAACCTCGATGAAAATTATCAGCAACACCATCTAGTCCTGCTGAAATGGAAAGAATCTCTTTTGAATCTTCCATCCTCTCTTCACATGCTTCAAAGAATGCTTGTGTAACCGGATCTTGTTTCCAGTTTTGAAAATCTGACTTACTTATCATTTATCTCCCTTCTTCTTGGGTTGTTGTTTCATCTTCTGCATATGCATTTCCTCATTCTGCTTCATTTTCTGCATATGCTGTTGTTGGCCTTGGACGGATGCTTGCATATGATCGCCCATAGCACGTCGCCTTTCTAATTCAGATAGGATCGCCTCCTCTCTAACTTTAATTTCAGAAAGTTTCTTACTTTCCTCCAGCTTTTGAGCACCTTCTGCTTGCTTCAAGGCATGTTGTCCTTGAGCAGCAGTCATTTTCTGTTGATGCTCTTGTCCCTTAATCTGAGCTTCTAGTTTCATCTTCTCCATTTCTGGATCAGGTGGCGGGGGTGAGGGTTGTTTTATAACCTTCTCAGCTTGAGGAATCTCATATGCATCAAGATACAACTGAGTCACCATCATCGGATCAATTGTACCAAGCTGTATAATTTGTAACAACGCTTGTACCTTTGCTTGTTTCTCTTGAGCAGACACAGCAGCAGGATCAGCAGCAGGAATAATCATATTCTCAGGACCATCAAAATCAGAAATAGGAATATCC